CTATATAAAATCGTGGGAGATGTCCTATGCCCAAGGCAATATCATCAAGTATGTAACCCGTTACCCCTATAAATATTCAAACCGGGAGTCTCAGGTTTCCGACTTGAAGAAGGCACGTTGGTATATTGATGATATAATTAAAAGTTTAGAGTCACTCCCTGTTGTACCAAATCCTTACGGTAAAGTCGATGAAAAAACTTGAGCCTCCCTTTGAGGATTTAAATCCACACGATAAGCATCTGGCCTATTGTGCCATGGATACCATGATGACTTACGAATTGTATGACATCTTGAATTCAAAGCTTATCCCTCCGCAGCGGCAGACATACGAATTTGAAAGAAGTCTTCTGGCTCCCGTCATGACTATGATGAAGCGTGGCTTTAGGATAGACATGGCAAAGAGGGATGAGACCCTACTCTTTTGTCGAGATAAAGTTAGCTCTTTAACTTCTACCCTGGACAGTTTAACCGAAGCTGTCTTTGGGCATAAGCTGAACTGTCGAAGCCATCTCCAACTGAAGAAATTATTTTACCAGGAACTTCTGATCAAAGAGTACACACGATCTGTTAAGGGGGTCGTCAAGGTTTCTCTAGATAGAAATACCCTTGAGAAAATATCAGCTTGTTATGCCAGAGCACGACCCTTTTGCCAACTTATCCTGAAGATACGGGATTACGAGAAGCAAGAGCAGACCCTTAAAAAAGCCTTAAGCCCGGATAATAGGTGGATAGCTGGCTACAATGTGGCTGGCACTGACACAGGTCGTTGGTCATCAGCGGATAATCCTCTGCGTCACTCCGCTAACATACAAAACATTGACCCTAAGATGCGTAAAATTTTTACGGCAGATGAGGGGCGCATCCTAGCCTATTGCGATTTGCAAGGAGCAGAAGCAAGGGTGGTTGCCTATCTAGCTCAGGATGAAAAATATATAAAGGCTGTGGAGGAATCAGATGTGCACACAATGGTGGCGACCTTGGTTTTCGGTTTGTCTGGAGAGAGAGCAGACGCCGATAGAATATATTACAGGAACTTTAGCTACCGAGACTTGGCAAAACGATGTGCTCACGGTACGAATTACGGTGGCTCTGCAAGAACTCTTGCATCTTCTCTGAAGCTGGAAACAAAGGTGGTTGCAGGATTCCAGAGGATGTACAACCGCATCTTTCCTGGGATCAAGAGATGGCAAGACGCTGTGGCCCGTCAGATTCAGAAGCATGGTTATCTGGACACCCCTATGGGAAGGCGTAGAATCTTTAATGACCGCCTATATTCAGACCATACTGTACGAAAAGCCATAGCTTACGGGCCTCAGTCTGTGGTAGCTGACATCATATCCAAGGGCTTAGTAAAAATATATGCTGAATTAGAGCCTGAAGTATGGGTTCACGCTATGATCCATGACGCCCTTGTTTTATCATTTGAAGAAGAGAAAATAGACAAGCTTCTCCCTAGTGTTTTAAACCTGATGACCTTCCCTGTAGAAATAGAGGGTAGGCAGATGATCATTCCCGTAGACGCCGATGTGGGTCACAACTGGGGAAAATATAAGGGAGCAGAAACCGGTGAAACTAACCTAAAAGGTTTACGTCCTTATGATCTACTCATCCAATAAAAATCCTATGTTTCGGTCCCAGTGGTCCGAGGATATATTCAACCAGAAGTATTCCCGTGATGGTTGTGAAACCTGGGCAGAATTAGCTCAGATCGTAGTCGCTGACGTATGTGAAAACCGCATGACAAACGACGAAAAAGATACCTTAGTTCAGCATATAACCAACTTAAAGTTTCTTCCCGGTGGACGCTATCTTTATTATGCAGGACGGCCCAGAAAGTTCTTTAACAATTGCTATCTCCTAAGGGCAGAAGAGGATACCCGTGAAGACTGGGCCGAGTTGTCCAAGAAGACAGAGCTATGTCTCATGACAGGGGGTGGCATAGGCGTTGATTACACCAACTATCGTCCTTCAAATTCTAGTCTAACATCTACAGGTGGTATTGCTAGTGGTCCTATACCCAAGATGCAGATGATCAATGAGATTGGGCGCAATGTTATCCAAGGTGGAGCGCGTCGGTCAGCTATATACGGCTCTTTAAACTGGCAACATGATGATGTCGATGCCTTTCTAAAGATTAAGAACTGGCACCACATGAAGATTGCAGGAACCAAGTCTACCTACTGGGATGTTCGCAACCAGGATTTTAATTTCCCGTGCCCCCTGGACATGACTAACATATCAATTAACTACGATAACAAGTGGCTTATGGAGTACTGGAAGACAGGCGATCTTTCTGAAACATTCGTAGCTAATTGCCAACAGGCTTTGCAGACAGGAGAACCGGGCTTCTCTTTTAATTTCTTTGACAAGGAAAAAGAAACTCTGCGTAACGCCTGTACAGAAGTGACGAGTGAGGACGACAGTGATGTATGCAATCTGGGTTCGCTTAATCTTGGGAGAATTGATTCCATTGAAGAACTGGCTGAGATTACGGAGTTGGCTACAAAGTTTCTTTTGTGCGGTACCCTCAAGGCTGATCTACCTTACGAAAAAATTCACGAGGTAAGAACAAAGAATAGACGCTTAGGTCTTGGCTTGATGGGCTTGCATGAATGGCTCATTAAGAAGGGGTATAAATATGAAATCGTTCCTGAACTACATCAATGGTTATCTGTATATCGTGGTGTTTCCGATAATAGTTCCGCTAATTTTAGTGGCCTTCTTGGGATATCTCGTCCTGTTGCAAATCGCGCTATTGCCCCTACAGGAACTATCGGCATTTTGGCAGGGACTTCGACGGGTATTGAACCGATCTTTGCAGCCGCATACAAAAGGCGATTCCTAAAAGATGGAAAGAATTGGCGCTATCAGTATGTCGTTGAGCAGATCGCAAGAGAGTTTAGCGATTTATATGGGGCCGATCCTGATGATATCGATTGTGCCTTGAGCTTGTCTAGTAACCCTGAGCAGCGCATTAAATTGCAAGCAGAAGTCCAGGCGTATGTAGACATGGCTATTAGTAGCACCATTAATTTGCCTGCCTTTAATACCAAGCACAACAACCCTGACAAGGTAAAGGATTTTGCGGAGGTGCTTGCTAAATATGCCCATCGTCTAAGAGGCTTCACTTGTTTTCCTGATGGCTCAAGGGGAGGTCAGCCACTGACGCCAGTACCCTACAAGGATGCCGTAGACAAACTAGGTAAAGATTTTGAAGAGCATGTAGAGGCCGCAGACATCTGCTCTATTACAGGACATGGAGGAACATGCGGTGGCTAACCCAGGTCAATTGGATTTATTTTTAGATGAAGCGGAAATAAATTCTGTTGAGTGCGTGGACATTTCCGATATAGACATAGATTTTGGAGATGCAAACCATATGGCGCGGTCAAAATCTAATGCCTGTAAGAGATTTAAGAGTTTACCGAAAGGGAAATATCTTATATACAAAGGAGAAAAAGAAGGAGAATTACCTTACATTAAGAACACTGATACAGGTAAAAAATTGTCGGTGCGCACAACACGCAGTCCATATCCTTGCGTCGATCTTTATAAGGGAATTAAGACTACTTATTCTATGCACCAAATTGTAGGTATGGCTTTTATACCTAATCAATTACCTAAAGATCGTACTCATGTGGACCATATAGACGGCGACAAAAGTAATTACGCCGTAGAAAATTTACGCTGGACAACTCCCTCAGAAAATCAAAGTAATAAAGATTTTAAAAAACTAAATCTGGAACTAGACTTGTAAGATACGGAGAGTAGCGATGGCTGATCAAATAATAACTTACTGGCCCCAAATACTGGGAATCTTGGCTGTTGTTGTAATGTTTGTAAAGTTAAAAAGCCATGTATCTGAATTGCAAAAAGATGTGAACGACATAACAAGAAGAGATACTTACGCTCAAGTTGTTAAACTTCGGGCAGAACTAGATAGTTTAAAAGAATCTACTTCCGAAAAAACTAAGGCGCTATTTGATTTATGGAACCAAAAATTGAAATAACCAAGGAAGCTGATGCTCACCTTTGCTCTATCATTGAGCGGGAGAAAGCTGAGGGTGTGCTACTGTCTGTCAAGGGTGGAGGATGTGCTGGCTTCTCCTACGACTGGAAGGTGGTTCATGAACCATCAGGTGAGGCAATACCTCTGTCTAAAGGAACTCTCTATATCGATCCCCTGGCTGTCATGTATGTCATAGGCACTGTACTTGAGTACAAACAGGACTTATTTGGTACTATATTATCTTTGGATAATCCTAATGTTGCTTCGGCCTGTGGCTGCGGTGAAAGCTTTTCCCTTAAAGAAAACGATTCCGTTGGTCGCATGGGATGGGATTGATATGTGGTTCTGGCATAGCACCTTGTTAAATTGGGTGGAGCGTCAACTTGTCAGACTAAGCTCGTGGCTATGGACTCAGAAAGCGCGGCGTTTGCGTGAGTACCAGCGTCATAAGAAGTGAACATCTACATACGAGGGATTTTCAGGGTTAAACATATCCTCTATGTCAAACCAATTTTCTACGGGACAGTTGTCGCGTAACCCTTTGCATACCTGTGCATGTTTTTGTGGGAGGTCGGGCCATATCTCAGAGCACAATGGACCGTAGAGTCTGCGCAGTTTTCTTTCTACCTCAGGACGCCAAGTCAGTTTAACTTCCACAATTATAAGAGACTCAGGTGACAGCAAGATAATGTCAGGCTGGGCAAAACCTCGTCCGCGAATGTCTTCGAACTGAAACCATTGGCCCTTAAGAATCTCTGCGTCTTGGTAGCAAGTATCGATGTGCTTCTTTATTTTCTTTTCAAATCTAATACCCTGCAGCATTGCTGGAGAGCGATAAGAATTAGACAGAAAAGAAGGAGGTTCAATTAGTAGAGCCTGTTGTAGACCCCGAATGGAACGTCTTCGCCCCACTTATTCTTCCTCTTCAGGCTCCGGTTCATCCCCTAATATTTTTACACCATAGTCAGCCTGTCTAAGAAAAATTCTTATTTCAGCGATTGGTCGACTCCAGGCCATATGTGACACCACTGAACCCCAGCCATATGCGCTCACCATCGATGGAACTCCAATCAATTCGTAGTGATTTCTGGGGGAGTATACATACAGGGAGCCACCGCTATTACCGTAGATTATAGGGGAGGTTGAGAGGTATAGGTCATTACCGGACTGGTCCCTCCCATATCCTGCCAAGAGGCCCATCGTAGGGAAGGGAGGTTTACCCAGTCCTGCACCCACAGCATAAACCGTCTGAAAAATCCAGGGGCCATCATCCTTATCCTCTGGATAAATCCTAGCCACATAAGGCATAGGACGCTCTTCATCCTCTACCTTCAAAAGAGCTAGGTCTCTACTCTTATCGTAAGCCATGATCCTTGCTAGGCGACCTATGGTTCCTACAGCAGTGGAGTAGTTATTATATTCCCAGAGATCAATGTTAACAGGTCGCCTAGTCTCGGTCTCTACCTGCTCTTTCTTTTTAGAATCCCAAACCTTAGAAAGCTTTACATAGTTCTGAATGACATGCCAGTTAGTCAGAATAAAACTTTCGTATTTCTGATCTTCATTCTGCTTGGAATAAATTACTGTTCCCGAACCCGAACCATTTCCCAGGCGCACCAAGACAGTTGGGTAGAGCATCTCCATGTGTTCTTGCTCTGGAATTACACCACTCTTTTTAGGATTCGCAAAACCTAAAGTTGAGGCGCAGCCTACAGCTAGAGCTAAGGCTATGGCAAAAAATATTTTCATTATTCCTCCGAACAAAAGCGTTCCCAAATTTCGTTGTGTGCAATGATACCGATCTCGGTTTCCCTGGTCAGCATATCCTCGCTGGAAACTAAGATAGGTCTGACCCAAGAACAGCTACCATCACTTACGAAGCCACCGCTGCAGCCTGTTATGCCGATCCCCGCTACTAAGACGACCAAGATCAGCATCCAGTTTTGTGCGAGCCTTACCCTTTTCCAGTGAGCTTTTAGCATTTTTAAGACTGGCCGATTTAGACCCGGCTTTATAGGCAAATAACAGAGGAGCAAGCTTGGCTATAATACCAAAGACTTTTACTACAATGCTGACAACAGAAAACATCAGACAGCACTGTCTTCCTATTCAGCTTTCTTCTTATCTTCGATGCCCGTCTGCTTTGCTCCACCAAATGTCAATGAGAGCCACTCAATGACTTTGTAAACTTTACCCATCAATGAACTAGGGTCTGGGGTCTTTGTGCCATTTACAACAAGAGATGCCGCAGCGACAACTCCCAAGACACCCCCAAAAATTGCGTCTCTTGCGTCCCAAACATTTGTCCACCAAGAGATTGTTTCAACAGGATCAGCCATGGTTTCCCCCTCCTCCGGGAAATGAATCCGAAACGATATGTAATTTTAACCTTTCTAGGGCTAAACAGCAATCACTTTCAAGCAAATTACCTCCTATTATAATCTCATTATCTCCACCCTCTTGAAATAAAAAGAAAATTCCGCCGCACCACTTGCCACTATCTACTTCTAAAACAACTTTTTCCTTTGCTCTCTCTAGAAATCCCTCTGCCGCAACAGTCTTGGCAGATTTTTTCGTGGTAAAGTCAATGACTTCAGACATCTAAAAACTCCGCATATGGTTGCAA